CCCTTCCCTCAGATAAACAATTTATAAGCATTTTCTTTTTTGGTCTAATGTATTTATTCAAAAATTCTATCATCAAATCTTGTTTAAAAAGCGATAAGTAACCCATCATAACATGTGAATCGAAAACATGATCGGAATCAATTTTTTGGTTAGTTAGTAACCAATTTTCTATCTCCGCATTATTTGTTGCTGGTGCAAAAACTCCCCAATCCATACCTTCTTCTAAAGGATAGTTTACCATAGCACCTCTTAAATAATTTGGATGATCTATTGCAAAAGCCTCTCTTAATTCTTGTTGTAACTCTGGTGACCATTTATGCATCTTTTCTCTTTTCCCATTCATTATGTTAAAATCACCATCTCCAAATCTACTATAATATACCTTAGAATTATTGTCTAACATATCACATAACCGTTCAAATGTTTCACCAGTACTTCGTGTTTTCATTGTATATTCCCCTTAAAATTATTTTTTCCAAAAATCATATATGTCCTTCTCAATCTCATACGATTCCCAAAATTTTCTTGATTTACTAGGTTGTTGTTTAGCCCATTTCCACATATAACGTAAACCTTCTTCTAAATCAGTTTTAAATTGATATCCAATCAAATCTTCTGATTTATCCCAAGTTGGATACGCATCTTTAACTTCATGCCTTGGTTCTTTATAAGAAGTTTTACCTTCGGTAATAACTTTTCTTAATATTTTATTTGCTTCGTTAATTGTATAGAATTTAGTAGCACCGAGATTTATAATTTCTTTAGAAGCTTTTTCATTAACTCCTGCATTATATAGTGGTCTTAAACAATCTCCAATATAACTGAAAGCTCTAGTTTGTTCACCATCTCCAAAAATTGTCATCGATTCCCCACTCATGTGTTGATACATCCATATACCTAAAACATTTCTATACTTATCCCAAATATTTTGTTTCTCACCATACACATTATGTGGTCTGATAATACACCAATCCAAGCCATGTTGCTCACCGGCAACTTGAATATCCATCTCACAAGCCATTTTCGCAATCCCATATGGATCAATTGGTGAGGGTAAATCATCCTCATGAAATGGTCTTTTTCCATTCCAACCATTACCATAAACTGCCATAGATGATGTAAAAATTAATCTTTTTACATCGTGGTTGATACATCCATTTATAATTTTTGCAGTAGATATTAAATTATTTTTATAGTTATAAGTTCTCATAAAGGGACTCAATCCTTCAGCAGCATATGCAGCAAAATGATAAACTATATCTGGTTTTACTTTATCAAATAACCTTTCTACATCACTACCATTAGATAAATCAAACTTATAAAACTCTACATTTTCATTGATATTGTCTATATAACCCCCACTTAGGTCATCAATACCGATGATCTGATGATTTGTATTTTCTATCAACCAATCTGCTAACCTTGAACCAAGAAGTCCAGCAACTCCCGTTATTAAATATTTCATATAGATATTTCTCCCATAAATAAATTATTTATATCACTCATCATTAGATTTAGCTGTTTTCCAATCTCTGAATTTATGATGTTTTATCCAACAAGTTCCGACCACAAAAATTTTAGCTCCATCATTTTTCCAAAGTATCTGTATACCTTCTTGACCACCCCATTTACCATCTCCTCCGTTATATTTATGATTTTGTAAAAATAAATTATCATTTTCGTCTTTGAACTTGTGAAAAAAATTATTAGTAAATCCAGTAAAAAACCCACCAATTATACTATTCCAATCAGTGCCACTCAATTCTATTAAATCATCTATAGGACCTTTTTGTAATTGTGTTGGTTGACCAACGAATCCATCAGATACTGGACCAAAAAAACTTAAATCTTTATGTTTGTGATTTTTAACAACATCAATAAAATTATTAATAGTTGGGTTAAACTCAATATCGTCATTTACATTTAAAATAATATCACAATTATCAGATACAGCTTTCTTTATACCCAAATTCCAAGCACCTGTTAATCCAGTCTCAAATTGATTTTCTACATAATGATACCATACATTATTTTCTTCAGATTGCATATCAAACTTAGTATCTGATTGATTATCTACTATATAAAGATTAAAATTATATTTTAAATTTTCATACAGAGTGGATATAAGCTTATGCATTAAATCTTTACCATAAGGTCTATTCTCTTCAGAATGATGCATAGTAACTACAACACCTACTTTCATTTCAATAACTCCTTCATCTTATCTGTATTCATAGTTAAAATATTTGGAACAGGATGTTCACATTCATTTGGTTCAACTTTAGGATTGGTTTTCAATGCTAACTCATACATTGAAGTATCCTCTCCACCAACATTAACAATTCCGCTAGCTCCAACCTCTATCAATTTTATCAATCTCTTTACTTGCTCATCAACATAATCAAAGTTACCAATTTGATTTTTCCAGGCCTTATCATATGGAAACGGATTTGGTTTGTGAGTCATTCTACATATAAGATAATTCTTTGAAAAATTTTCTATGTGTGCATCTGCAAGTAATTTGCTATACGAGTACCAACTCTCATTATGTATAGGAACATCAACCTCACTAGCATACTGAACTGAATTACTGTATACATAATCACTAGAGATTTGAACTAGTTTCTTTTTTGGATGATAACCAATTTCTAACTCATTTACTAAATCAACTACAAATTTATAATTTATGTTCAACATCGATTCCTTATCATCGGAATATGTATCTGTATTTGCAATACAATTCACAATAGTATCAGCATCATCACATAAAATAATACCCATTAACATATCTAATGATTTTTTGTTTTTCTTTCGACTAACATAATCCCAACCAGTCTGTTTTACCAACTCTGATCCCAATAATCCATCACCTATTACTAAAACCTTACTCACTGAAAACCTCTATACACAAAACATTTTTGTCATTTATCATTATAATTCTACCATCCTTTGTCTCCAACTTAGTCATCTGACCTTGTTTTATTTCAGCAGTTTTTATACCCTCAAAAGTACGCTTTACACCACCAACAAAATGTATGATTTGAGTTACATGCTTACCCTTTGATTTTAATGATGATTGTAAGTCTGTCATGATTTATAAATAATGTTCCTCTATCCATTTATTTACCCAATAGATAACATAATCAATATCATCCTCAACCATCCTATTATGAACTGGTAAAGATATTAATTTTAACCACTCTCTATCAGCAACAGGATAATCTCTATCTTGTTTCAAGGGTTCATACTTGTGAAGTGGTTTAAAGTGTACAGAAGTGTGAATCTTTTTACTCGCAAGATAATCTATTAAATTATCTCTCGTTATCTTTTTACTATATCCACTACCATCTGGTGCCAAATTTTCAAACTTCCACGGTAGTTTAGCACAATAATACTGAACGGTTTCTGTGTGATATGGTCTTTCTATGATTGGATGTAGTTCGTCATTATATCTTTTTTGTACATGTCTACGAAATTCTAAATTAGCAGGTAACTTTTTCATCTGTTCTAAACAGATAGCAGCCATGATATCAATCATGTAGTATTTGTAACCAAGTACATCAACCTGATAGTCCCAAGCGTATCCAGGTTTAGCACCACTAGCCCTACTCCATGTTGATGAAACACCAAACCAAGTTCTTTCTCTACACCTCTCTATCAATTCTTTATCATCACTAGTTATCATTCCACCATCACCACAAGGCATTGTCTTTACTGCTTGAAATGACCAAACTGCCACATCACCGCCGTGTCCAGCACCAGGTGTGTAACAACTATGAGCAGTATCTTCGAGTATGAATCCACCAAATACTTTTCGTAGAGCCTCAAAATCACATGAAACACCAGCTTGATTAACTGCTATCATGACCTCACTGTTTGGTTTCTTATACTTCTCTACATCTTTAGGATCAATACACATTGTATCTGGTAAAACATCAACTATATTAGATGTAAATCCATTCCACAAAGGCACCATAGCAGTTGCTATAAAAGATATAGTGGGATTAATAACATCAATTCCTTTAAACCCCATAGCTTTCATGATTAAATCCTGTCCATGTGAAGCACTAGTAACAGCACATGCATACTTGTGTCCTACCATTTCAGCAAACTTTTCTTCAAACTCAGCAACTTTAGGACCTTTGCCCCACCAGCCACTTTCAATTACTTCTTGTAAAGCTTGTATTTCTTCCTTTCCACCCTTGGGTGCTAATACAGGTAACATTGTTTCTCTAATTTCCATCGTTCAAGTCTTTTAATATGTTATAAAAATGTATCACTAAATTTTTTGCATCGTATTTCTCGATAAAAGATTTTCTAAAATTATAAACTAATCTATTTCGTATATTATTATAATCAGACAAAACATAATCTATCTTTTCCTCTAAATTTGACCAATCATAATTTACTGCTATATATGTTTCATCATCTTCATATATAAATGGTTTTGATAAAATGTAACTCATATCAGGTTCAATCAATACAGAACCTAACATAGCAGACTGTACATCTCTTGGGTTCATCTCACCAAACCCAAGTGGTGACATCACAATTTTAGACTCTGCCATTTTTTTAAAATATTCATCCATTGAAACTTTTTGACCATTTTCCAATCCTACAAAACTGTACTTATCACTTATTATATTTAATAAATTTTTTCTATGTAAATCATAATAATCTGTTTGACAAAGATTATGCTCATATACTTTTTGTTTACTTGGATAACCAAACATACAAGATACATCATATTTTTTTTCAATAAAATTACTGTACCACTGTGGATTCATCGTGGATAACCAATTACAACCAGTTAGTTTCATCTTAGGTTTAAGCTCATCAATATCTGGTACAGAATAATTTCCCTTTCCCCAATACATTCTACCATTAACCCAACCTTGTTTGTATAAATCAAAGTCTTTGAGATAACTGTTCTTTAGAAATAGCATAGCATTTGACTCTCTGAAAACATCTATCGTTCCTATCAAAGATGTTGAATCTTGACCATCTACTATAAAATAATCACCTGTAATTTTTGATACAAATTCTAACCCCTTATCAACAGATTCTTGAAGTGACTTGCTTTTATCTATAATACTAGCTTGACCAACAAAGGCGTAGTCATAACTATCAGAATTGGTAAACTCTATACCAACATCACGAAACAAGTTTTGTGCCATAAGAAATGGTCTAAATGTTGTTTCATTTCTATGAACTTGATGTTCACATAACTTTATCTTAATCATCTTTATGTGCCATTTTTATCTCCTACAGAAAAATTATCTATTAGAAACCTTCTTACCTTTGTCCAAGAATTTATGCTGTTATTAGAATCTCCAATTCTGATTGCCTCTCTTATTACACTTTTTACTAACTGAACTGCTATGTCTTTTTTATGACCTTCATATGCTAATTCAATACCATCTTTATTTTTGTATTTCATAATTTTCTCTAATATAGTTTAATATATCATTTTTTGGTTTCCACTCTAAAACATCTCGTGCCTTTGTATCAGTGTTTAAAGTCTTCCTCATCTCACCTGGTCTAGCGTCTATGTATTTTTTTGGGTAATCTCCAAAAGCATCAACGATTTCGTTAATAGAATAATTTTTACCATTACCTAGTTCAAATACCTCACCACTTATCATACGAGCATCTAACAACCCATGTCCACATTTTATAAGACCGTCAACAATGTCTTCTACATGAGTAAAATCTCGTCTTTGTTCGCCATCACCAGTTATAGTTAAGGGATTACCCTTGTAAAATTGTCTCTCAAAAATACCTAACACACAGCAATAAGCACCCTCTGTTATTTGATGTGGACCATAAACATTATAAAAACGACAAATTGTCGTTGGCAAATTAAACAATTTATTATACATCGTAACTATCTCTTCACCTTGCCATTTTGTAAATGTATATGGATTAGCTAACTTATCACCATGTACAGATGATGTACCAGCGTAAACAACTGGTGTGTTATGTTTTCTTGCCCACTCTAACAAGTTTTGTGTTCCTAAACAATTAGATTTAAAACTTCTAAGTGGATCATCAAATGATGGTTGTATTCTAGCAAGTGCTGCTAAATGATATATTATGTCTACAGGTTTTATATTACATTCACAAGTAACTTCACACAAACACTCATCAACTAAACTCCACCAATGACTATCGGACAAATCTCTCCGATAATAATCACAACCTTTTTGATGATTTTCATATTTACCTGTAGAATAATTATCCACAGATATTACTTCATGTTCATCTTTTAATAATCTTTTAATTAAATTAGTACCGACAAAACCAGCACCACCTGTTATTAATACTCTCATACTTTTATTCCACTTATTTCTTCGTTATAAAATCTGTTCTGTTCCACTTGTTTTTCTATTGTCTTAGGATGTAGAATACAAAATGGTTTATCTGTTGGTAAAGTAGCATAAGTTTTGTAACCTGTTATCTGTTCATGGACTTTCTTTTGCCATCTTATATTTGGTCTGTTACGAAATATCCTACCTTGCCAATCAGGAAAGTTTACCCACCCATTTTCATCTAATCTATATCCATACATCCTACAATGTTCTTCTGTTATTCCTTCTACGGTATTTATTCTTGGCAATAAAATCAAATCTATACCTTCATTACCATTTATAATCTCATGAATATTTTGAATAAGCCATCTACTTACCATCTCATCGGCATCAAGATTGAAACTATAATCACCACTACCCATTGATTTTAAATAGTTCTTTTGTGAAGCAAAATCACCCAATAGATTTCTCTGTTCATAAACTATGTCATATGCTGATACATAGAAATCTAATATCTGTTTGGTCTTTTCATTATCAGAATAATCATCGAGTATGACAATCTCATCGCCCTCATCTTTCCACTTGACTAAAAACTTCAATAATTTTTCTAAAGTCTTATCTTCATTGTGAACTAACATAGAGTAACTTATCTTCACAGTGCTACCTTTCTTTTTACATCGATTGCTTTTATGGAACTAACTTTATCTAGTTTATAACTTCTATAGGCTACTTTGACTTGTGTATCACTTTTAACTATTTCTTTATAAAATTTCTTCGGTGTTATATTACCACTTCGTCTTCGTGATGATAATTGAACACGAGTTATGTCCCTATCTTCACCAGCAATCATCTCATCCATATTCAATGGTACATTTTCATCTTTTATGGATTCAAATAATTTTTCTATTCTACGAACTGTAACATAATTAAGATTTATACCCTCTATTTTTTTTGTCTTTCGATCATTATATAAAACTAACACCAGTGGATTTGTATCAAACCCATCTTTATATCTGAATGATATAACCATTCCCTCTAGTATTTGACCACTAGATATAACAGTTTCTTTAAGAGTTATCGCTCGTTTGTTGTTGTACTTGGCCACTTCTTGTTTCCATCATTTGTATTACGACATAAGCATCGTAAAATGTTGGCATTGAAACATCCTCAGCATTCAAAATAGATTGATCTCTTATCACCCATGTTAGTTTATCTTCCACGATCTTAGGTGCTATCATGTACCTCTCTGTATTGTATATTGCTGGTATCCACCATCGGTCATTCACTTTCCTACAAACACCGATAAAATCATCAGGATAATTTTCTAGGATATCATCTATCTCACCTTTGTATTTTGAATTAGAAGCAAAACCACAGTTTGTACACTGCATGTTTTGTTGATCATCACCAAGTAATATCAGAGAATTATCGATATCACTTCCATCTTCCAAACACAAAGGACATTGAACTTCTAAGAACATCAAGTCACCTTTTTTAACTTAGGTAGTTTGATTTTAGCTGGTGGTGTTTTCGAACCTTTCTTTTTTAATTTAGGTAGTTTTAGTGACATCGGTTGAGGTGTTTCAGGAATTTGTGAAATAACATTATCTAAAATTTTATTAAACTCTTTCTTCATAGTCTCAAGTGAATGTTTACTACGATTTACTTGCCCAAGTATTTTAGCCTGATGCTTCAATTTCTTATGGTTCTTTTTGAAAAACCTAAGTTTTCTTATTATATCACCTTCATCGGCACAAAACCATTTACTTGGCTCTACAACAATTGGTTTCCATATTATACTTTTAGGAACTGCTTTCAACTGACCGGAAATTAAGGTGGATTGTTTTTCATTAAGAAAATCCATCTGTCCACTCCATCCTGTAGCAATTACTGGTAGATCACAACAAGTGGCTTCAGCCAAAGGTCTACCAAAACCCTCTCCATGAGTACAACTCAGCATGGCTTTTATCTTTGGAAGATTATATAATAAAGCCATCTGTTCAAGAGTTAGATCACCGTGTAGGAGATAGATATTTGGTAGACTATCAGCAGATTTAAACTTGTCTTTTTCTCTTTGTATCTTTTTTATCACATCATCTTTGTCCAAATGTGAGAAGTCAGCACCATTTGTTTTCAATAACAGTGCTGGTGGGTTGGGTTGATTAGCAAATGCTTGAAGAAAACATTTAATCATCACAGCAATATTTTTTCTATCCTCACCATACTTACCCTTTCCCCACTGACCAACATGTAGAAATACAAATGATTCATTAATCATATCATAGATTTCTTTCTTAAATGGATCATCACTCTTACCAGCATCTTTAATCGGTTTGTATATAGTGGTATCAATACCCTCAGATAAAACACCCATAGGTTTTTCTAATTTTACCTGACCAACAACTTGATTTTGACCATTTACTTCTTTGGTTTGATCATATTGACACCTTTGAAAAGTACCAGTGGTGAACTTAGATGTCCCTAAATTTAAATTCATTTTATTACATCCCATGATAAACTCAGGCGAAACCACATCTGTTTCTACCCCAGCGGTTATTCCAATATTAAATTTTGCTGGAGTTTGAAACTCATTTGGTATTCTGATATCAATGTAAATATCCGGTTGTTGAATATTCTTACCATCTATAAATGTATCTAGTAACCTTTTATGTTTTGGTATTTTAGGATCAAGATGATTTCTTGGAGTCTCACCCCATCTGACATCAACACATTTAATTTCAAAATCCTCTCTATCCATAATTGAATAAAAGATAGAGCGAGCATGATCACCGTATCCACTACGGGTGTTAAAGGGAGCACACATCAATACTTGTTTCTTCATACTTTCTCCATGGTATAACGAATTCTAGGTTTCCAATTTTTAAAAGCACTATTCATGGATTTGATAAAGTTATCACCCATGGCAGTTGCCGTCATTTGATTTTCTCTACAGAACTTAGTGCCTAAAGCACCAAGTCGTTTTCTTTCTTCTCTACCCATGTCATAAAACTCTCTGAGGTTTACAGCCACATCCTCAGGATTACATCTATCATCCCAAATATATGGAGTCGGTGGTGAACCTTGTAAAGATATTGACGCTGGATAAACAGGTTTTACCCACTCTCCATGAGTCTTATACTTACCCCTATGGTTACTACCAAATTCAATATAATCATCTGGTGTCAATAGGTTTCCATCATCATCTCTGACACCACATTGATCTTGTAATCCACCTGTCATGTTTACAATGATCGGTGTTCCAACTGTAAGTGCTTCAGCACTACCCAAACCAAATCCCTCATTAGAAGCCATGTTTACATAAACATCAGCAGAGTTGAACAATAGGTTCATTAGATTATCATCAAATGGTTTACCATTAATATCATAAGTAAAGGCAACATTATAGTTTGGAATCAGATGTCTACATACTCGTGGTAAATCAGTTCCATTAGGATCACTTGGTTGACAATGAAATATCAATACACAATCATCTCTCTCTTCCTCTGGTAAACCATCTACAAAATACTTGTATGCCAACACCACATCACCAGGCATTTTTCTACGAATGTTTCTATTGCTATATAAAACCCTAAATTTCTTGTCATCGAATCCAAACTTATCGTTGAATGCTAACACATCAGTATCGTTATCTTCAAGTTTATAAAACCTACGTTGTGAAATACCATGTGGTACATATGTTGTTTGCCAATCCTCATACTCAGGTAATAATCTATTATTTATACCGTAAGTTTGTTTTGATATTGACATCAATAAATCAGAACTTTTATAGTATAATGTGTTATATTGTGGATCTGGTAAATCGTCCCATATATTGTAATAGAATATTGGTATATCTCTTCGTATCTCTGCTTCCATTTTATACAACCAAATCCAAAAACGAGGGTCTGTATAATGTAGTATGGCATCTGGTTTTTCTATAGCCATTATCTCTCTTAATAAAGGACCATCACCATAACCATCAGTTGGATATAATTTTAGATAACCATTTTTAATTCCAAAATCTTCTAATCCTTGAGACATGTCAAGCACTTTACCCTTATCAGGATGTTTGATAGCCCCAGCAATCTGAACCCAATCATATTCATTGAGTGTTTCCATCACGATGTCCTTAGACACTGTGGCAATCCCACTGTGCATCCTCAGATCATCGGACAGTAATAATATTTTCTTTTTCTTACTCATATAACCATTTACCTTTTGTTACAGAATTTCTTTTTCTTTGAAATACTTTCTCAGAACTGATAGTTTCTCTTCAAACTCACCGATCTTTTTTAACTCACCTTCAATGGTAGCAATCTGATCAGGATGGTCTGCCACACCCCTAGTATTTTCTGCCTGTAGTTTTACATTTGCAACATGTTTCTCTATGTTACCTTGTAGATAAGCTTCTAGCGCTTTGTATAATAAACCTCTCAAAATTGACTCCCACTTAAATGTAATTTATCATATGTTTCAATTGATTCTTTGACACCTTCATCATTTAGATATTGATGAATTGCTCTGTTTACTAGCTTTTGTAAATTCATATTTGAATTCACGGTTCTTACTTTGAAATTATTATAAAGACTTTCTATAATCTTTACCGATGTTAGTTTTATTTCTTTCTTCATATATACATAAATATATATATTTAATCTATAACGATGGTTTTTTTTCCAAACTTTTTAGCATAATTTATTGTTGTTGATGAACCTTTTGATTCAACACCTCGTGGAACAAATGCCACAACATAATGTGAGTAAGCAGCAATTATCTTATTACGAGCAAAAAAGTTCTTGATGTTATACGGTTTACCATAATCACTTTTATTCTTAGGACAATAGATATTCCAATTGTCATGAAATGGTGGAAACTCTTGATACTGTAATCCAAGTTCTAAAGCATATTTCTTAGCGTATCTGTCAGCGCCTGTCTTACATCCACCACTTACTATTATTGTATCCGATCCCTTTTCATTCTTTAATTTGAATATAAAGTCTTTTATCTTCTTTCGGTTCTCGTACTTACGACTACCAACGATCCCTACTCTTAAAGGATTTTCCCCCACTCACAGTGCTCCGTTTTAACAAACTCACAAAACCTACAAGCGTTACCAGGAGTGGCATTGTATGTTCTATCAGTTCTGTAGTTTCCTTTTGAATCAAATATAAGTTCACGAAACTCGTTGAAAGCTTTGTTAACTTTATTAAGAGTGACACTACCATGAGCAGGCTCGAATCTTTGTAACCTACTGATAGGCCAATCACTCTTCTTTGCTACCTTGCGTTTTAGTATTAAGAACTCGACAGATATCTTATCCAATGGAACACCAAACTTCTCAGAGTATTTTTGTTTGTACAATACCAACTGAGATGTTTTATAGAAATTCTTCTTATGGAAATTTGTCCAGCTACGAGTTGATGTTTTAAGGTCGATTATTTTAACATTACCATTTATCTTGTTTCGAATCACTACATCTAGGAAAGATTTAAATTGAACACCTTCTTGAATGTTGTCAAAGATAGGTAGCTCAATACCCACTAACTCGTAGTTCTTCTTCATGAAATACTTGTGACGATCCTTCTTGAATCCTTCGATTATTGCCACCCCATCCTCATAGAATTCTGTTAGTTCTTTTTGGTTACATATATCCACATTATGTTTCTTTCGTATCTTTAAGAACTCTGCAATCATATCTTCTTTTAACATAGTGGTCAAATCCATAGAATCAGCTGATTTGATCGACTTATTGTAAAACTCAGTTAGATATGCCTGTAATGTATTGTGCATCGCAGTTCCGAATACGGTATGAATACTACCTGTATTCTTACTAAGTTTATCTATGTAACGAAGTTTCCACTTCAGATTACATTCATTATAGGCGCTAAACTGTGAGTGGGATATTGATTTCATACGATCTCATCTATCATCCCATACTCTAAACAAGTTTTCGCGTCCCACATCAAGTCGTGTTTTAGTATTTCATCTAATTTTTTCATAGGTAGTTTAGTGTATTTTTTATAAATATCTTTTATTGTTTTCATCATTAGGTCTAAGTTTTTCTTCTCATCTTCAAAGTTACTATATGTTCCCCAAAAGGTGCTTGATAACTGATGAACCAACATATATGAATTTCTACTCATATATCTTTTCTCACCAACCACAGTTAAGAATGTCGCGGCACTGGCAGAGAAACCATCAACATAAGTCTCAATTGGCACCTTACATCTTAACATGGTATCCATTGAAGCAATACCACTAACGATAGTTCCACCACCTGAGTTAATATATATCTTTATCGATGGTGGTAATATACCAAGAGTATTTGATAAAGTCAAGCTTTTTGCTTCTAATTCACCAATTTTTTTATTCAACTCAACACAAGCATTTCGATTGACACCAGAGTAAAAGTATATTTTATTGTCTTGTACCGATATGTGTTTTTCATTTGCTTGATTACCAGCCTTTCTTGGTGCTTTTTCTTTCTTTGCTCCCCAATGTGTATTCACTATTTACCCCACTTTCCACGACCAACGATTGTAGCCATGATTCCATAATTACTAACATCCAAATACGCATCTTCCAATGGCTCATCCTTTACAGCAGAGTCCCTACCTGTCATCAATAATGTTTTGACTCTTTGTAACTTATCATTCATTCTGAACCAAAGACCCGTTAGAGATAATTTAATCTCTTCTTCGTTCTTCAACTGTGTCCCAACTGAGATATTACCAGGACCATAATCATGTTGTTTGTGTAGAAATAACTCATACTGTTCTCGTTGTAACTTTCTGAACTCTGCTGTCATTACTGGCCATTCTTTCTCCATTAATGTAACAACATCTTTTGTTTTTTTGCTCATATAACCTCTATTTTGATAATTGTAATATAATTATAATAATTCCTAAAAACAAGCTTATTATTGTTTTTGTATCAGGTACTTCATATAAAATTAACCATGTCATTGTTCCAAATATAATTGTAGATAGTCCGAAACCAATTGGACGAATATACCAATAGTTTTCAAAGTATTCATACATCCATCGTGTACTAAAATAAAAAAATACACTGATTGGTATCCCACCAAGAATAATCCACCACCAAGACCTAGCCCATTCATATTTAAACTGACCTTGCATATGAAACCAAGAAAAAATCTGTCCTATTGCTGAAAACAGTATTGCCATCCATAATTTATTCATCTGACTAATTTCTTAATCTCTTTTTCGGTTTTACCGAACTCTCTTAATAAGTCTTTCATACTATCCTTTGGCATCAATTGAATGTACTCCGATGCTTGTAATCTACTTACCTCGAAATACTCAACCAAATAATCAATGATCTCTTTATTGAATTTATCTTTCTTACCCTTGATATATTTCAAGTAAGTCTTTTTCTTTGGTAAGACACCACACCAAAACTGATACACAGCTTTGTGTGGCATATCTTGAATACAGTAGTTCTGCATATGATTTACCAAAGGTAAGAAATCTTTACCCATGCTGAGATACCTAATCACCATGAAAGGTGAGAATGACTTCTTGTCGGCATCCGAAAAAGAATCCCAATCTCGTTTACCGACAAATAGTTCATTTATCCATTTAAATAAGTTCATCTAATTCCTTGGATAAAGGTAAGAGTTCCCCGCAACTTCCACAGTTGAATACTTGAACTGGTGCTATCACCTCTTCACCAGTTGGTGATACAATCGCAGATATCTTTTTTATCACATATCCTTGAATAAATATCGAGTTATCGCACTTGGCACATTTCATAGTCTCAGCATTTTTCAGATCAACCTGAACTTGTTGTTTCTTTGGTTGTGGAAATGGTTTTCTTGGTTTCATGTTCATTATATTCTCCCTAGAATGTTTGATACTGTAGCGATAAAGTTTATCTCTTTATCCACAACCAACACATCTTGATACGAACCTTTGGATATATCAGCTATGATCTCCGGCATCTTGTCTACACCAAAACTCTCAACCTCATCATACAGAAGTCTATAGAGTTCGGTATACTCTGTGAAATTACTATCCGCAACCATTTTACGAATAGTCCCTATACTCTCTCCATTTCTGATAGCATCAAGAAACTGAAGTTTGAACTCATTATGAATCATCCCATCTTTATCAACAGTTAGTTTACCATTGATCGACATTCTCTGTAGTTCATTGATCACCTTACGAAGATCAGGATATCCAGCAGTTACCACTAGAGCCAGATCATCCAAGTCGAAAGAAATATTCTCTTTCTCAAGGATAGTTTTGGCATGAACAGCGACCTCTTTCTTGGATGGTGGTATGATCTTGTATGTCTGACACCTACTTTGTATCGGATCAATGATCTTCTCTACATAGTTACATGTCAAGATGAATCGACAGTGAGCAGAAAAAGTCTCCATTAGGTTTCTTAATGCTGGTTGAGCAGAGTTTACATTCAAGTAATCAGCCTCATCCAATATCACAACCTTCATTGGTTTAAAACCAACAGAGGAAGCAAATGTCTTTAACTTGTCTCTGACGAGATCAATATTCCTTTCATCTGAAGCATTAATATACAGATAATCACACTCAGTATTATTAACAATAATTTTAGCAAGTGTGGTCTTTCCACCGCCAGCTCTGCCATAAAGTAATAAATGTGGGATATTTCCATCATCTAAGAACCTCTCTACTTTAGTTTTAAGGTGTTCGTTACCGACATAAGTCGATAGGTCTTGTGGTCGGTAACGTTCCACCCATAGTCCATGTGAACTCATACTAATTACCTTGTTGTGCTACTAACCAATACTTCGCAACAAAGTCATCTACCTTAAACTCAACATGAGCAAGACCTTTTGTAGATATCTGTAACTCACACTTAGAACATTCTTTGTTAGCACTCAACACCTCTTTGAAAAGATCAGCATTGAATGTGATCGGGTCGGTGATACTGACAGCACCACTCTGTGCCTTTAATGATATACGATTAGAATTCATATCAGAATATCCAATAGTAAATTCAACTCCACCATCAGATGGTTGAACTGTAAAATGTTCTACATCGGCAAGAGCACCTTTACTTTTGATAAATGAATTGATGAACTGAGAATCAAGATTTACCAAAGTGTCAAAATCTGGTAAACTTTTTAAATCTGGAACATCAGGTATTACACCAAGAGCAGCCAAAACATAATCAACCGAAAGAACCTTATCGTAAAGATGAAAATTCGTAGGTGTCCCATCCACCTCATTTACTTCGAACTCAATACTGTCTGATAAAGTCCCTAACATCTTTGCTAGTTGAGCAGTATCATATACACCGACTTCAAATACAGGCAAGGTTTGTTTTACTAATTCAACATGTCCCAACAAAGACTTATCGCCTGATATAAATTTTGTTGAAAGTGTTGTCCCATCAGAAATCCACTTGACAGAGTTTACTGATCCACCAAGATTATATTTCTGTATGAAAGTGTCTAATGTTATTTTATTCATTGTAACTCCAGGTTTGTTTTAGAAGAATCTTTCAATAGAATTTTGTTTATCAATCGGCATATCCCAAGACAAAGCATCATAGAACATCTGTATCTTTTTATTTAGAGCACGATTGTATAACTTATCCCTATCGATATATTGTTTGATGAAATTCATCAATTCTTTGGGATCATCATATCCCTTATAAGCCAAAGCATCTAACTGAAATGGATTATTCTTTAGATAAACCCATTTGATCTTACTGGCATTTCTAATCGGTTCTAAGTGATTAGATTTGTAATGAGATAGTAAATCATTATATGCCAGAGAAGCTTTGACATGAGCTGGTGTACCACTCTTCGGTGTTCTGAATATACCACCACTCTTAGTTCCTTTGTACTTTGTCATACCTTTCACACCACTTGGTAGAGCAATATCATCTATATTGTGATCACTCAAACTACTTTTGAACTTTAGTATAAATTGATCTATCTTATCCTTTTCATAATTGTGTAGAATAGCCTTCAACACATTTGTCATAAACTTTTGAAATGCTGGTGGAAATGAACTCCTCACAATATCCAAACCTTTTACATCTAACTTCTCACACTCCAATCCACCATCATTGATAATCCACTGACCATACCTCTTTTTAGTTACCCAAAAAG